CTTTTTCTCAATAGTGCCTGTATCTTTCCACTCTTCTATCTGCTCACTGATCTCTTCAGGAGTACCAAACTTAGTAGCTTCCAGATAACTCTTAGCTATTACAAGCTGGTCATTCTCATTAGAAGGATCTAACTGCCTTACTTCTTCTACTTCTCCTAAAGCCCTGAATAAGCCTTTAAGGTCTTTGCCTCCCTGAGCTACATACTCTGCAGCATACTGGAGTTCAGATGGTAGACTTTCAAAGAACTCTGCAGGTGTCTGGTTGATAAGAGCTTGCTCTTTAGCTTGCCAGTTACTGTCCAGTAGCTGACGAAGTTCTTTAGCTGGCAACTTACTAAGGTATTCATCTAGGGGAGTTTTCTCATCATAATCCTCAAATACTGAGAACTCTTTAGATTCTATCTTCTCTTTCAAATACTCTACCAGAGCATCCTTTTCTACTTTAGCCCTTCCTTTCTGTGAAGGAGCATCTACTGGTTCATCCTCATCACTGGCCTCATCTCCTACAGGAGGTTTGAACTCATTTATCACATCATCTAAACCTGTTGTTGTAGTATCCTTTTTACTAAGAGGTTTAACCTCATCCGGGATACTAGCAGTTGGTTTAGCTTTTACTACAGGAGTATTATCCTGGTCTTCTTCTTCCTGAGCTGCTTTAACAATATCTAAAACATCAGTACTTGTATTAGGACTTAATGCATTTACTGCAGGTCCTTTAGGTATTATGACATCATCTGCTCCAGGACCAAAGTTCAATTCACTAAGGTCAATATCCAAGCTCTCTACTGTCGGTGTTGCGGTATTCATTTATAATTAATATTTGGTTCCTTTGTTGTTAGAGCTATTTATCGTAACTCTTTCTAATTTGAAGATAATAACTATCTACGAGTAAACATTCTATGTGCAAGTGATATTTCGTATTATAAGAGAATGACACATTTTACTTTGTCTTATTTTTCTCTTTTACCTTATTATTTATCTTTGCAACCTGTATTTGCTGTTGAGTCCTCTTATCTTCAGCTTGTATCTTTTGTCGTTGAATATCAAGTTTTTCCTTATCTAAGGCTGTCTGAGTAACATGCTTTTCCCTATCCAGGTCCATCTTATTCTGGCTATTCTGTTGAGCATTGATAGCTTTCAGGTTATCAAGATAGTCATTCTGCTTATTCTGGTTAAGGTCAACAGCTCCTGAGAAACCTGCTGATCTTATCTCAGCTTCTCTTATATGAGCTTCCCTATCCAACTCTTTCTGTTGGGCATCAAACTCTTGCTTAGCTTGCATGAGCTGTAACTCATGTTGCTGTTGAGCTTCCTGAGCTTGTTGATCAGCTTCCTGTTTCTGCTTACTTTCCCTTTCAACCCTCTGTTCTACAGCCTTCATTACTGAGTCTATCTCAGATACTGTTTCAGCCTTTATACCTCTTACAAGGTCATATATATTAGCACCTGATGTGTTGTTGGTCATCAGGACCTGCTTTATCTGTTGTAAGATATTCCGGGAGTTGATCTTGGTCTTACATCCTACCCCTATATCCCTACCCAATAACTTAGTACCATCTATGTTGAACCATTGCTTCATTCCATCAGATGTAGTATATTGTAATCTAAGGGAAGGATTTGTACATGCATAATACTGAGCAAGGTCAGTTCTCATCTGGTGTACCCTTGGCATTAACTCATCAGAGAACTGTGTAAAGTATTGTTCGGTAGCTGAGTAGGAAGCAGCTACTGCCTGTTGTATTCCGGTAGCAGTCTGTTCCTGATCTATAGGTTGACCCATTCTCTGTGGGTTAAGTCCTACAGCAGCTAGTCCTTCTTCCTTAAAGTACTTAGATAACTGTACCTTGGTAATGAACCTTTGAGATTGTGTAAGGTCCAGCTTCTGGAAATGGTTAGGGTTCACCGGTATCTCTGTACTGGCTATTGAGCTATTCAAAGGTAACATAGAGAAATCCCTCATAACTGCCATTGACTTAGCAAAGTTATCAGGTCCCCAATCTTCACCCATTGAATGTTTAGGCAATGCATTAGGATCAAATGTTATAATAACTCCTAACTCATCCACCATAAGGTCCATTATCTGGTTATTGACCATATTGTATCCTATCTGCCATGGCTTCAACTTATCCACCATTGACCTGGAGTGGGTATTATAGTCACTGAATACTGAGCCCTCTACCGGAAGTTTACACCCATATAGGTTACTATCCCCCTTGAACTGGAAAGGAAGTCTACCTGGCTTACCGCCATTTACCCCTATATACATAGGTGCAAAATCTGTACCTGTTGACATCCATCCATATATAGGTAAGTTAGGTCCTATCTTAAGTCCACCCCATACCTCATTTATCCATAACCAATCTATATGTTCACCAAAGACAACATTGTTCTTTGTCTTCTCTTTATATACTAATGTATTATATAATGGTTTATCTGTTACCTTGTAATCCTCTGACACTATATCCTGTATCATCTCCCCATTCTCCATCACCTTAGTAAGATGACCTACCTTACGTTGGGTCTTCCAGTATATAGTAGATACCCTTACCATATACGCAAAAGAGGTATCTATAGTATCTTCAGAATCAGCAAATAGGAAATTGACTATATCCCCTTCCATGCCAGGACCTTGTGAGCTTGGTGAGCCTTGTATAGTACTCATAAGCTGCCTCATGGCCAGTCCAGGACCTGTCCTATTCCATTCATATGGTTTAGTAGGGTCATAGTAAGAACCATCATTCTGTTTACCATCCAGCATATAGGTAGCACCTCTTACAGGGAACAAGGTATTAAGAGCCAGTAGCTGGTCCTGACTCATCATCCAACCATAGTTATCTATGACATCAGATACCGTCATAAGGTCTATCATACCTACCCACTGACCATTGGATATCCATCTTTCATTTGGACTCTTCCGGTAGAAGGTCTGCTTAGGGTTCCATCTGCGTACCAAATAATCATTCTCAAACATTCTCATTTCAAAGAATGCCCGGTCTACTACAAGAGATTCCCAGAAGGCAAGTCTTTCCTGCTCAGGCATATAGAATCTTTCATCATCTATATTCTTTACATGCTCAGCCCACTCCTGGTACATTGATCTGTATGTCTTTGTGTAGAACTCCTGTATCTGCGGTAGACTCTTAATGGTACTAGGATCCAACATCTGCTTACCCTCATCTGATTCCGGAGTAAGTCCTAACTGCATCATTCTACTCTGTTGCTTAATGGTAGCCTGTGCTATAAGTGATTGTTCAACCTCTTCATACTTCTGTTGAAGCATCTCATTATAAGATTCTTCATCTTTAAGGTCAAAGGTTATCTTGGATGTTCTCTTAGAGAACTCATTGGTCAGGGTATCAACTATAATAGGAATAAGTGGATAGAACTTAAGCTCTAATGCACTAACACCCTCTTCGGTAAGGTTATCAATAAGTTCTGTATACTCTGTATCACTCTTTATATAATCCTCTTTATCAATAATACCTCTGGCAAGGTTGTAGTTCTTACTCATCCAGTTAAGATTCCTTCTGAGTTGTATCATTCCTTGCCATTCAATATAATTCATATATGAACTAGCCCATGCAAGATCCTTCTTACCCTCAGGTAAAAAATTCGTTGGCTGAGTAATCTGTCCGTACCCCCTGGAGTTTAGGTCAGCTTCCTTACCATTAATGAGGTCATTACTTGATAGTACCTTGGTCATTATCTTATATGTTTAAATGCTTTTCTGCTCTTTTGATTAATAGCAGAACCTGACCTACCTATATGTGTAAAAGGAGATCTATCTACTTTAAAGTTACTGAACTTTTGTGGATTAAACAATTCATCATCTGTTCTTTCCACTCTTTTCTTTACTCCCCTGGTTGCCTGTTGTACTTTTGCAAAGGCTATGAGTGCGGTATAAGCTATCACCCGGTCAAAGTTTCCCTTATCATTATACTGTTGCATCTCTTTTAATAACCATATGTCCGGGATACGTTCTACTCCATAGTGTATCTTAGTGATAGTACCATCCTTGTCTGTTTCTGTGTTCAACTCCTCCGATAGGTAGTTGATGCCATACTCCAGCATCTTCCCCCATAATCTCTGGCTTTTGGACCATCCATATTGCTGATAGACATTCTGCTTTACCTCTAACTCTTTATCAAATAACATATCTGTTCTCTGGGCAAGGTACTTCTGCCTTCTCTTGGATATCATGTAGTTGATAAAGGATGTCTTCTGGTTCTCACATATTGTCCATGCATTATAATATTCCACTATCTTAGACATCAACTCATTGGTCTCATTGACATCATCAAACCTGCCACACCACCATGCAACTAACTTATCCCCCTCCAGGAAGGTAGTGGTTACCGGTTCTCCCAACTCTTCTTCTATCCCATCTATTCTTTTAATGGTCTTTTCTGTCTTGGTTACCTCTATAGGATTTTTATATATGTAAATAGCTGCTAATGAATCTGATGTATTGGTCTTTCCTACTTCTACTGGGTCTATAGATGCATAGTAAGTTCCCCATGTATTATCTTCTATAGGCCTCTCATGAATACAGATGACCCCTCGCTTATCCTGTTCACTCTTGGATATTGGGAAAGGATTAGGTTGCTTATCACTTTTCTTGCATACAATTTTATTCTCATCTGTTCTTTCAAGGTCAACATATTCTACAAATACTTCTTTATCTTCTATAGACTTTATCTGTTTAGCTGTATGTTTCACGGGGAACACTGATACAGTCCTGATAGCAAATGCCTCTTTAATGTTCCTTGGCCTTTGAGATACCTCAAGCTGATACTTTGCTGCTGGCATCTTCTTCTTAAGATCACCATATTCCTTATCAAGGTAGTCCATAGCTTCCTCTACCTTTGAGTTACCAAATTCATCTATGTAGGGAGGCATTCCCCACTGCTCCGGGATAAAAAGTGCTGTTTTTCCAGGAGTACCATTCTCATCTATAAGAGTAGTATCTACTGCATAGAAGTCATTATCCTCAGGGTTATCTATGAACTCTTTAAGTGGATTACATTGAGATAGGTCACCTACTGAACCGGCTATGGTAAACACTCCTGAAGTAAGTGCACCTTCTCTCATGGCTTGCCTCATATAACCATAAGTTATATCTGCTGTTGGTGCTACACCACCCTCTTCATAGAAGAGTTCATCAGTTGCTCCACCCACACCTGATACAGGATCCTTATCCATTGATACACCGGTTATGGTAGCCATGGTACCTATCTGTACCTTTCTACCATCTGCTGTCTTAGTTTCTATCTTCTGTTGCCATGAGAATACCTTATCCGGCATATTGGTACATGCCCATGCAGTGTGCATGTTGGTAAAGTTATGGTACTGGTTCAAGAATTTCCAGGAGCCATTGGTAGCATCTATATACTTCTTATCTGAGGCAACCATCTTGCCAACAAAACCATCTTCAAAGATATATCTGTTATATAGTTTAGCCACATGGAAATATGAAGAAGCAACCTGCCTCTTTTTCAGAACAGCTATATTCTTATCATGTAACTCAGCTAATGCCTCATACAAGGCCATGTGGTAATGTATATCCCTTACTTCAGGAAAGTCAAACTTCTTAGCTACCTTAAAGTATATCTGAAGGAAGTTCCACCAATGATATAGGAACCTTGGCAGATACCATGTATCTCCTTTACCATTCTTGAATATTACACCCTTTCTGCACTTCTCTTTCTCTGTGTCCCAGTAGTCGATGTAGTCTCTTGAGAGCTCAGGTGCCTCACAGAATAGTTTCTTTTTATTAAATGTTCTAGCATGTTCATTGAATAGGTTAGAGGTCTCGTCAAAGTTGTACTTGCCAGGTTCTTTGAATAGGCCTTTTACAAACTCCCGGAAGTCATCCTTAGTATTAAAAGTTGTATATTCCCAGGTACCTGCATTATAGGTTGGTATCTTTATATATGGTTTCATTATATATTGTACTTCTTTAAAAGGCTGTCATAAAAAGA